GAAACAAAATGAAGTAGCTATTGAATCAACTCTTCGTAATGAAATCATGGAAGAGTTCATCGGTGGTCTTAAAGGACTTTTCGCCGAACATTATATTGATGTTCCACAAGAAAAGATTGATGTTATCGAGTCCCTCGCCTCTAAGGTAGAAGAACTTGAGTCAATTCTCGATGCTCAAATTGTTGAAAATGTAGAGATTAAGCGTTCATTAGCTGACGCTGAAAAGAAAGAAGTTTTAGAATCTTTCGTAAACGATTTAGCACTTTCTCAACAAGAGAAGTTTAAGGCATTTGCAGAAGGAATTGAATTCGATGGTGATTTAAACACTTATGCAAATAAGCTTAATATCATTAAAGAAAACTACTTCGGCGAAAAGAAAATTTTTGTTTCAACAAACATTGAAGAAGAAACTTTTGAAGTTGAGTCTAATGTTAATGTGACAAACATTGACCCTTCTGTGAACAGATATGTTCAGGCTATTTCTAGAACAATTAAGAATTAAACAAATATAAATAATATTACCCAATTAGTTAGAAAAAAGGGAGACAAAAATGTATCTAGCTGAGGAAATTCAAAAAAAGTGGGCACCAGTTCTTGACCATGAAGGTCTTGGAACTATCAAGGACTCACATCGTCGTTCAGTAACAGCTCTTATGTTGGAAAATACAGAGAGAGCATTAACAGAATCCGCTGCTCATGGTCAGTACCAGACTTTGTCTGAAACTGCCTATACTTCTGCAGTGCCAACAAACGCAATGGGCGGTTCTTCTTCAACTGCTGGTAACGGTGGTATCGATACTTTCGATCCAGTATTGATTTCACTAGTTCGTCGTTCAATGCCAAATCTTATTGCCTATGACATCTGCGGTGTTCAGCCAATGACAGGTCCAACTGGTTTGATCTTCGCAATGCGTTCGAAGTACACTGATCAGTCTAATGGTAACGGTGGTTACGTCGGCAACCAAAACAACGAAACATTTTACAACGAAGTCAATACTGCCTTCTCCAATCCATATGTTGGTGGCGGTAATGAGTTTGGTAACAACTTCACTGGTACAATCCCAGGCGATACTGGTACCACTAAATTAACAAGCCTTGCAAACTATAACACTGGCACTGGTATGACAACTGCTCAGGCAGAAGGTCTCGGCACTGGTTCGGCTGACGACTTCTCGCAGATGGCTTTCTCGATTGAGAAAGTAACTGTTACTGCTAAGTCACGTGCTCTCAAAGCAGAATACTCAATGGAACTTGCGCAGGATCTTAAAGCCATTCATGGTCTCGATGCTGAATCAGAGCTTTCGAATATTCTCGCTGCTGAAATTCTTGCTGAAATTAACCGCGAAGTTGTTCGTACTATCAACATCACTGCTGAAGCTGGTGCTCAAGAAAATACAACTACTACTGGTGTATTTGATCTTGATACCGACTCAAACGGTCGTTGGTCAGTTGAAAAGTTCAAGGGACTTATGTTCCAGCTCGAGCGCGAAGCTAATCAAATTGCCAAGCAGACTCGTCGTGGTAAAGGTAACATCGTTATTTGTTCTTCGGACGTCGCTTCCGCATTGCAGATGGCTGGTGTTCTCGATTACTCACCTGCTCTCAATAGCAATAACCTTCAGGTAGACGATACAGGTAACACCTTCGCTGGTGTTCTCAATGGTCGCCTTCGTGTTTATATCGATCCATACGCTCTCGGTGGTAACTACTTGACAGTAGGTTATAAGGGTTCTTCAGCATTCGATGCTGGTCTCTTCTACTGCCCATACGTTCCACTCCAGATGGTTCGTGCAGTTGACCCATCGTCTTTCCAGCCAAAAATCGGCTTTAAGACTCGTTATGGTATGGTAGCCAATCCATTCGCCGAAGGTCTTAACAAGGGCAATGGTGCGCTTGGTCTTTCAAAGAACAAGTATTATCGTCGTATTATCGTCAATAACTTGATGTGAGGATTGAAACCTTCCTGATTCAAAGGGAAGGTAATACAAGACGGTTTCAAGCCGCAAACTGGGGGATCTTCGGGTCCCCCTTTTTTTATTGACTTTTTTCTAAAATACGTTATAATCACATATGTGCCCATGATAATAAATAGTATTGAATTATATAGTTTTGAACTATGGAGAAATTGTATGTTGTCTTTTACTAAATTTATTACAGAAAGCACTCCTCCTATGCCTGGAGTGCATCCAGAAGTATGGAAAGCTCATGAAAGACATTTGGCTGCCAATAAAAAACATTATGATAGTGGTCTTAGAATATATAAATCAGCGGCTACTAGAGCATTTAGAACTCTACAGAAAAAATTAGATAAGCACCACCCCGATGAAAGTCGCGAGAAAAGTAAACATCTTAAAATTATGCAAGATATGATGCATCATAGCGATAAGCACGGAGATCTAGATTGACAGCCATTGACAACATACCTACAAATAAGAATTTCCTTAATCCATTAAACTTTACTTTTGTTCTTAAGAGATCACCAAATCTAAATTTCTTTGTACAAAGTATTAATATACCTAATTTCTATTTGACAACATATGAAGCTCCTTCACCAACACTTATTATTCCCTATGCAATGGGTCATATCACTTATCAAGATTTGCACGTAACATTTAAGGTTGATGAGGATTTCCAAAACTACATGGAAATTTATGAATGGTTAAAAGCATTAGGTCAAATACAAACACCTGCAGAATATAAAAAATTACAAAACAATCCAAAAGCTTCTGGTCAATCTTTAAAGTCGGATATATCTTTAATAATCAGCGACTCTTTAAAAAATCCAAATTACGAGATAACATTTGTAGATTGTTTCCCATCAGCTCTTGGTGAAGTTAACTTCCAGACAACAGATGAATCTGTTAATTACATATCGGCTACTACTGTGTTTAAATACACTTATTTCAATATAGCGAAAATATAGCTTTACTTTTTTTGAAAAATCAGGTATAATATAATTATAATTTAGTTTTTGAGGATATTATGTTACTTGAACAGATATACGATGAGTGGGCTAAAGACTCGGATATTGATAAAACAGAGCTTGGTGAAGAAGCAATTAAAATACCAAAACTTCATAATAAATATTTTCAGATCTTTTCTAAAGAAAGGCTTCTTCTTCGTAAATATGAAGCTGATATGAAAAAGTTAAAGCTTGATAAGTTTGAGTTTTATACACAAGGTCCGTCAAAAGAAACAAAAGATAGAAATTGGGAGCTCCCATCTAAAGGTATTATTTTAAAACAAGAAATGCCAATGTATCTTGAAGCCGATAAAGATATTGTAGATTTATCTCTTAAAATTGGGTATCAGCAAGAGAAAGTCGAACTTTTAGATTCAATAATTAGAAGTTTTACCAACAGAGGTTTTCAAATTAAATCTGCAATTGATTGGTATAAATTTACTATGGGAGCATAATGGATATTATTAAAGTCGAAAAATTCGACCAAGTATATAACAAAATATATTGCGAGCCTGGAATTGGTTACGAACTTAACGAATATTTTACATTCGAAGTTCCTGGTGCTAAGTTTATGCCAGCTGTTCGGAACAAATTTTGGGACGGTAAGATAAGAATGTTTAATACTATGACTTGTTTATTATATGCAGGTCTTAACAAATATATTGAAGAATTTGCAAAAGCTAGAAATTATCAGGTTGAATATATTTCTGATTTCTCAGCTGAAGAGTTCTCAGTTAAAGAAGCAAATGAGTTTATCTCAACATTAAATATACCTGAGAAGTTTGAACGTCGAGATTATCAAGTTGATGCATTTGTTTATGGTATACGTAACAGAAGAGCATTGATGCTTTCCCCTACAGCGTCAGGCAAGTCATTCATAATCTATCTTATTACGAGGTACTATGCTAAACGCACTCTTATTATCGTTCCAACTACTTCTTTGGTCTCTCAGCTTGCTTCTGATTTTGCCGACTATGGCTTTAAATCTGATAAGTACGTACATAGAATTTTTGCAGGACAAGATAAACAAACAGATAAACCAATCACAATCTCAACATGGCAATCAATTTACAAACTTCCTAAAGAATATTTCGAACAGTTTGATGTGGTCATAGGCGATGAAGCACACTTGTTTAAAGCTAAAAGTCTTACAAGTATTATGTCTAAGCTTTGCAGCTGCGTATATCGTTTTGGTTTCACTGGTACTCTTGACGGAACTCAAACTAATAAATTAGTATTAGAAGGTTTATTTGGTCCTGTAAGAAAAGTTACGACAACATCGGAACTTATTGAACAAAAACACTTGTCTAATTTCCAAATTAAGGCTATAATATTAAAATACTCTGATGTAATTAGACAACAATTGAAGAATTCTGCGTATCAGGATGAATTGGATTTTCTAGTTCGTAATGATTCGCGCAACAGGTTTATAACAAATTTGGCTCTCTCATTAGAGGGTAATAACTTATTATTATTTCAATTTGTAGAAAAACATGGGAAAGTTTTACATGAACTTATAAAGTCAGAAGCACAAGTTCCTGTCTTTTTTGTGCATGGTGGGGTTGATGGTGATGAACGTGAAGAAATTCGTAGAATTGTACAACAAAAACAAAACTCTATTATTATCGCTAGTTCGGGAACTTTCTCCACAGGTGTTAACATTCCTAACTTGCATAACATTATATTTACTAGTCCTTCAAAATCCAAAATTAGAAATTTACAATCTATTGGTCGCGGGTTGCGAAAGTCTGATAGCAAATATATGGCAACGCTGTATGATATTGCTGACGACCTAACATGGAAAACTAGAAAGAATTATACAATACTTCATTTTGTTGAAAGAATGAAAATCTACAACGAAGAGAAATTTGACTATAAAATATATCAGGTAAATTTAAAGGATTAGTAATGATTAAATTAACAAAGCCAAAAAAACACTACGTCAACAATAAAATGTTGTACGAAGAGATGGTTAAGTTTAAACAGAAAACAGAAGAAGCAGCTGCATCTGATAAACCTTTACCTCGCGTACCAAGATATGTTGGTGAATGTTTTTTGATGATATGTAATAAACTTTCTTCTAAGCCAAATTTTATGAATTATTCATATAGAGATGAAATGGTCGCAGATGCTATTGAAAATTGTGTTTCTGCCGCGCATAGTTTTGACCCATCTAAATCAACTAATCCTTTTGCTTACTTTACACAGATAGCTTGGAATGCCTTCATTAGAAGGATTCAAAAAGAAAAAAAACAATCATATGTTAAACATAAAAACTTCGAGTACAGTAACCTTATGGATGAATTAATTGAAGAAAGTCATATTACTGGTAAAAGTTACCATAATGAATACTCGGATGAAATTATTAGAAGCTTTGAACAAAAAATAGTTAAAACAACAAAAAAAACAAAAACAGGCGTTGAAAAATTTATAGAGGATGAACCAAATGCAGAACCTACACCTAGTTCCAATTAATGTTCAAGATCTTATTGAAAAGATGCTTGATAAAAATATAAAAGAAAACGAACATTATAATTATATTCTTCGTGTAGAAGCTATTCGCGAATACTGCGATGAGGCGTTACGTAAGAATAATAACAAAATTTCTGCAGTTCCTTTTAAAGAAACACGTACCAAAACAGGCTATTCCCGTATTGGAAGAAATAACGTATGAAGTTAGCTTTAATTACGGATACTCATTGGGGAGTAAGAAATGACAATGTTACATTTATGGACAATAGCAAGAGGTTTCTTGATCAGATTTTCTTTCCATATATCAAAAACAATGGAATATCTACGGTAGTCCATCTTGGTGATGTTGTCGATCGTCGTAAGTATATCAACATCAACACTGCTCGACGTCTAAGAGAAGATTTCCTTGAGCCATTAGCTTTTCTAAAACTTAAAGTGCATTTCATTGCTGGTAATCACGATACTTACTTTAAGAACACAAACGAAGTAAATGCTCTCAGGGAATTAATTGGCGATAGTTATCCTGACTTTTATGGTTATGATAGATATCCCAAAGAAGTAGAATTTGACAACACAATCGTTTTAATGACACCATGGATTTGCGATGAAAACAGAAAACAATCACTCGAAAAGTTCAAGTCAACACCCTCCCAAATCATCATGGGACATTTGGAACTCAGTGGCTTCGAGATGTACAAAGGCTCTATGGTCTCGCACGGAGATGATCGCAAACTCTTTGATCGTTTTGATACAGTCTTTTCTGGCCATTACCATCATCGTTCTAGTGATGGTAGCATTCACTACCTTGGTAATCATGCTGAGTTTACTTGGAGCGATTATGATGATCCTAAAGGATTTCACATCTTGGATACAGAAACCAGGGACTTGACTTTTATACGAAACCCATATACAATATTTGATAAGGTTTGGTATGATGATGTGTCAAAAATCCCAGATGAAATTGATACAGATTCATACAAAGGAAAGATTATCAAAGTTATCGTAACAAACAAAAGTAATCCATATAAGTTTGATCTGTTTATAAACAAGCTCGAGAAAAGCGGTGTTATCGATATGCAAATTGTTGACGATCATTTAAATCTTGCTTTTGAAGATGATACGAAAATCGTGAATGAAGCAGAGTCAACTATTGATATTTTCAGGCATCATATTGACCAAATAAATATTGCAAATCTAGATAAGAAGAGACTCGAAAATACTATCGTGGATCTTTATAATGAGGCATTGACAATTGAATAATCCAACAATCATACATATCAATCGAAACATCATTCAGCAAAATAATAAACATGGTCGCGATGAGCCAATTTGTAGAGTTGAAAAGGATGGTAAAATTAGATATTGTATGGAGATTCAAATTAATGGTCCTTCACACATGATATATAATCCTAAGAAACCACGCCCATGTGGTGCTAAACTTTGGATTGAAACATTTGCTGATGTAGAACTGATAGGCGAGAAACTTTGATTTTATTCAAAAAACTTAGATGGAAAAACTTTCTATCTACTGGTAATCTTTTCACAGAAATTGATCTTAATAAATCAACATCAACTTTGATTGTTGGTGAGAATGGCGCTGGTAAGTCAACCATTCTTGATGCGCTTACGTTTGCTTTGTTTGGTAAACCATTCCGTAAAGTTAATAAACCACAGCTGCTCAATAGTATTACTCAAAAAAGTCTTATTGTTGAAATTGAGTTTGATATTGGTTCAAACAAATATAAAATTGTTCGTGGATTGAAGCCAAATGTATTTGAAGTTTATATGAATGATAGCTTACTTAATCAGTCAGCTGAAATGAAAGACTATCAAGAAATACTTGAACGTCAAATTATAAAGTTAAATTTCAAATCGTTCTGCCAAGTTGTTGTTCTTGGTTCAGCTTCATTCGTTCCGTTTATGCAACTTCCTGGTGGTCAGCGTAGAGAAGTAATAGAGGACTTGTTAGATCTTCAAATTTTCACAACGATGAACAGTTTGTTAAAAGATAAAGTTGTTTCTAATAATGAACAGTTATCAGATATATCAACAGATCAGAAAGTTGTTACTGAAAAGCTAAAGATTATTCAGCAACATCTTCAAGAGAAACAAAACAGTAACGAGAAAATTATTACTGAAAAAATTGATCGTATTCGTGATACTGTTGTTCAGGTTGAGAATTTACAGAATAAACATTTCGAATTAAAAATGAAAATTGAGAACGAGAAAGAAAAAATTTATGACTCTGACTCAATATCAAGTAAAATACATAAACTTGAAAAATTAAAACATCAAATTGAAGCTAAGAAAGCTTTGGTTGAAAACGATATTGAGTTTTTTCATAAACATGAAAATTGTCCAACTTGCACTCAAACTATCAGTTCAAAATTTCGCGAAACGACTGTTTTAAATAAAACTAATGAAATTGAAAATATTGATAATGGTCTTGTTGATCTGGCAAAAAAGTATGATGAGATGAGTACTCGTCTTACTGAGATTATGGATATCAAATCTTCAATTAGCGATAATCAAATGGAGATGATACGCATAAATTCAACAATCGATAGCCTTATAAAATATAAAGAACAGCTGGAAAAAGAAATTAATTCTATCAATAAAGACCATGAAGTTGACGAAGATACAAAACTATTTGCTCTACAAGAAGAACTTGAGTCAATTGCTACGAGATATAATGATGCCATGGATGAAAAACAAATCCTTACTGCAGCATCTATGTTATTGAAAGATGGTGGTATCAAGGCGAGGATTATCAAACAATATGTCCCAGTTATTAACAAGCTTATTAATAAGTATCTTGGCGCTATGGATTTTTTTGTCCAGTTTGATCTTGATGAGGAATTTAATGAGACTATCAAGTCTCGTTTCAGAGATGAATTCTCTTATGCGTCGTTCTCCGAAGGAGAAAAGATGCGTATTAATCTTGCTATTCTGTTTACTTGGCGTGCTGTCGCTAAGTTACGTAATTCTGTTTCTACTAACCTTCTCATTATGGACGAAGTTATGGATAGCTCTCTAGACTCTAATGGAACAGAAGAGTTTCTAAAGATATTAAACAACTTGACTTCTGACACGAATACGTTTATAATATCTCATAAGGGTGATCAGTTATACGATAAGTTCTCTAACATCATCAAGTTCGAAAAGAAACAAAACTTCAGTAAGGTAGCATAATGGAACTCGTGAAAGATAATGACCCAATTCTCACACTACCTTGTAAATTGTTTGAATTTTCAAATCCTCCGTTTGATCCATTCGACTTCTCTCGTGAGCTTGTTAAGTTTATGTATGATAACAATGGTATTGGTGTTTCTGCCAATCAAGTTGGAGTACCCTACCGTATTTTTGCTATGCGTGCTGCTCCCGAGAACTTTGTTTGTTTCAATCCTAAAATTGTGCAGCGAAGTAAACAAGAAGTTGTTCTCGAAGAAACTTCTCTCTCGTATCCTGGATTAATTGTTAAAATAAAAAGACCACAGCATGTTCGTGTTAGATTCACAACACCAAATGGTGATACAAGAACTGAAACATTTACAGGTATTTCTGCCAGAGTGTTCCAACAAATGACAAATAATTTAGAAGGAATCCTTTACTTTAATTTCGCTTCGAGGTATCATAGAGATATAGCCATGAAGAAGTGGAGAGGAAAGTGAATATCTTCTATATCGATAAAGATCCTGCGCAAGCCGCTCAGTGGATGGTTGACAAACATGTTGTCAAAATGATCCTCGAGTCAGCACAGCTTCTTTCTACTGCGCATCGTGTTCTCGATGGCGAACAAAAAACTGTTCAAAAATATGTGAATGGTTCTTTTCCGCCTCGTTACCGTAATGTCAAACGATACGTATTGCAAGATGCTCGTGAGTCAGTTCTCTATTCAGCAACACATATTAATCATCCATCGGCGATTTGGTGTCGAAATTCTATTGAAAACTATAATTGGTTGGTAGATCATTTCTTTGCTTTGATGGCAGAGTACACTTACCGTTATGAAAAACAACATAAATGTTTTGGCGAGCTTTCTTACATGCTGCAGTCTCCTCCTAAAAATCTTCAAGAATGGGATATGACTCTTATGCCTTCAGCTATGGCTGACGAGTATAAAATTAGTGATGACCCCTTGACAAATTATAGAAATTATTATAAAATAGGTAAAGCTAAAATGCACAAATGGAAAAACCGTCAACCACCAGAATGGATTACACAATGAGTTTTTATACAGACGTAAAAGATTTTCACCAAGCTTTTGGGCAGCGTATTGGTGAAAAACCAGAGCTTCCTAATATTGACGAACGATCGCTTCGCGTTAGGCTTCTTTCTGAAGAATTTGAAGAATATCGTTCTGCGGAATACGATAATGATATTGTAGAGATTGCTGATGCGCTTGCTGATATTATCTATATTGCCTGTGGTACTGCAGTATCATATGGTATTCCTTTTGACAAAGTATTTGAAGAAGTACATCGTTCAAATATGGCAAAGCTTGTTGATGGTAAGGTTCTTCGTCGTGAAGATGGCAAGGTTCAAAAGCCAGAAGGATGGACTCCACCTGATATTGATGACGTATTAAAAAAGTCACATGACGAATATCTTTGTAAAATTGCCCAATTGACGCTGTGATCTCATATACATACTAATATAAAATATATTATTGGAGGCAAAGATGATAGAAGTATTAGTCAGAAAAAAGATAGATTCAGAAGAAACTTTAGGTACATTCATTACTTGTGCTGAATATACAGATCGTATCATCACAGAAGATTGCGATCTTTATGCAGAAGATCCTATTGATTCTAATTTGAAATCAGAAGAAAATATTATTTTCAAATTTCGTAAGGGTGTATTTACTGACGAAGAACGTCGTCGTTGTTATCAGGGTTTGCGTAATGCAGCAACTGAATCACAGAACCGTGGTATGGCTGCTGGTCCTCGTGGTGATCAACTTGGTCAGGAAGGTCGTGGTAATCGCGATTGGGTTACTGCCGAACATCTTGAAATTCTTTCGTTTCTTGCAAGACCAATCAATACTTTTGATGATGGAACTACTATTGACACAATTCGTACAAGTAATAAAATTTCTTCGAAAGAAGAAACACGTGGTCAGGTTTGGTTACGTTCTGAAGTAACCAAGAAGTATCCTGAATATCATGGTTGGTTTGATAAGTGGGTCAATGGTCTTCATAATATGTCTCGCGAAGAGCAAATTGAAGAAGCAGAATATGTAATCAATAATTATATTTCTGAAACAAATTATGCACAGTCAGTTATGTCTGGTATTGCTGGATATTTTGATCGCTATCCTCGTATTCCTTATGGTCGTGCAGCTTCTTATACTGAAAAACATCCAGAAGATTTTACTGAGTCATATCCATTTCTCAATAAGTTGAATGATCAGTTTAAAGAATTGCTTCCTATTCGTTGGAACAATCAACGTAAAGAAGCTGATAAACTTGATCCTCGTTTTCTTATTGATAGAACAGTGTTTACTACTCTTACTGTAAATCATAACTGGCGTACTGCATGTCATCGAGATGCTGGAGATCTTCATGAAGGGTTTTCTAACATTTGTGCTCTTGGCAAAGGTTGGGAAGGCGCTGAATTTATTCTTCCTGAGTTTCGCATTGCTGTAAAGCTTGAGCCAGGAGATATGTTGCTTGTAAATAATCATGGCGGTATTCATGCTAATGATGAACTTATTGGCGACAACAATGACCGTATGACTATTGTTGCTTATTTTCGCGAAAAAATGGTCGATCTTAAATCATGGGATTATGAACAGCTACGTAAACAATATATTGACGAGAGACGTTTAAACAAAGAACACAAGTACTGGCGTCCTCTTTGGAATGGTGTAAATGCTGATATGTGGCATGAACAGGAATGGTATGACTATATGTCAACTCATAATATGCAAGATCCATATATGGCTGAAACTGTATCTAGCTTAGAGGATTTCTTCTCTTAATGTGTGGTGTTCTTGGCATTGCCATTAAAAACTTCAATGAGGGAGACTACGATTTAGTTCGTAGTCTCTTCATTCAATCAATGATCCGTGGTAAGCATGCGACTGGTGTTTCTTATGTCAAAAACGGTCGTGTAAATACAATCAAAGATCCTATCCCTGCTAATGAGTTTATTATGAAGCAGGATCTAAACGAATGGAGAAATGAAGATGGAAATCTCTACTGTATTGGGCACATTAGATATTCAACTTCTGATCTGCGTTATAATCAGCCTATGTCTAGTGATAAACTATCTATTGCCCATAATGGTGTCATATCTCAAGAACCGCCTGAAACTTGGGAAGACAAATACAAACTCAGAACAGAAACCTCAAACGACTCAGAGCTTGTTTTGCGAGCGATGGAAGAAGATGTAAATCCTCTTCAGCATTTTGAACCTGCTTCTATGGCAGTTTGTGCTTTGTATGATGATAAAAGAATTGTAGCTTTTCGAAATGCAGAGCGTCCATTATATTATGCTTATGATATGAATCATATAATATTTACGTCTACTGAAGATATTGCCAAAAGATCTAACTTGACTAATATTCAAAAAACTAGTATGCTTACTATGTATACTGTTGAACATTTCCAAATGAACGCTGTTCATGATATTTTAAGAAATTCAAACGCCGAGGATTTGCAATGAACAAATATGATAGAAACACCTTCACCTATGGTTTCGAAATCGAGTGGGGTGATATTGATCGTAACATGCCAATTCCTCCAGAGCTTGGAGCTTGGGAATTTTGTGAAACTGATATTATCAATCTTCGCGAACCTTATCGTGGTATCGGCTCGGATCCAAAGGGAGTGAACCCTCCTGTTGGTGGTGAGATTAATACAAAGCCAACAAAGACTATGGAAGAACAGGTTGATAACATTATGAAACTTCATGATATGTTCGTTGAGCATGGTACTCCTCCTACTGCTGGATGTGTTAATCATGGTCATCTTCATATCCATGTTCCAGGGTTGACTGAAGACATTGATGCTTTGAAGAGACTTTCACGATATCTTCGTGACAATCAGCACATGACTATTGATCGTTGCTATCAGTTTCATGTTATGCCTAACATGGATATGACAAAGACTGCCAAAACTTATCTTAAGCACGATGGTGGGCGTATTATGCCTGATTGGCTTGGAACTAATCTTGCAACTGTACCTGTTGATTTTGATGATTGGATCCGTGTGCATTGTTGTGGTAAAGATGCTAAGACGAAGTCTCGTCCATTTCGCTATGGTATTCATACCTATGCACTCAAGAACTCAAAGACAATCGAGTTTCGTTGTTTCCGTAGTTCGATAGATCGTAAAGAGATTACAGATTGTTTCCGTTTTGCAACTGATTGGATTGATGCTGCTTTGAACGATGGTCCTGATGTTCAGGAATTGTTCCTTCAAAACGATTACAAGTTCCCGCCTTTTGAATATGATCATGAAATGTATCTTGGTTGGGAAAAGACCAAACATGAACGTACTGACCGTAACCTTGATGATGAAACAGCCGAGAAGCTTGGTCTTAACAAGCTCGGCAAGTCTCGTAAATTTCTTTCAGTATGATCTATAAAACGCTTGACAAAACCGAATATTTAAGCTATCATAATACTCTGGTTGAAAAAGACCAGAAGTTCTCTAAAGTAGCCATGGGGATGTGGGACTTTATGAAAGCTTGGGATACTTGGCCACCTAGAGTGTTAGAGGAAAACGAAGAGATACTTTCCGTTTGTTTTATGAAGATCTCTGGTCAAGCTAAGTCCAAAGTTCTTTTCATTTCTAATATTTTTACTCCGACTCCAGGTCGTGGTAAAGGTTCTGCTAGAGAAATGTTGCACCGTAACATCCTCGAAGCAGTTGAAGCAGGAGCTACGAGCATTCGTCTAGATTGCAATCAGTCTGCTCTTGGTTTCTACGATAAACTTGGAATGACTTATTGGGGTACAACCATTAGTCATTCCATGTTCTGTGATCTTCCTATAAATGAAAGAGGTGTAGAATGTTTTAGAGAGATACAAACCCTGTCTGCTAATGAAATATTGAACAAATATCCACAAGAACTTCGTAATGCAAAATTGAAGTGGATAGCTAAAAAAGTCAAGAAACATGATGAATTTGACTTTGGTCATCCATCGCGTTATAAAGAGTTCTTAACAATCACACAATCTCGCTCTATACAAATATGAGAATCTAGGAGATATAAAATGTTAAGCTTTGAACCGAACTACTGGTACGTATACATCCTTCATAATAAGTCTATCAATTGTTTTTATATTGGTTTGCATCACCAAGTTGGTAGCAAATCATACACACATTCTTCATCTAGCATCTTTCTTCAAAAAGCTATTGAAGATAATTTTATCGACGAATACATTGTTTATAAGGGAGAAAGCAAAGAAAAGGCTCATGCTCTTGAAACATATTTGATCAATCTTGCGAAAAATAATGCGATTGATCTTTACAATAAAAACAGCGGTGGTGGACATCGTGGTGGAGCTCGTCAAAATATCCTTGAAGAAAAGGATTATATTGTTGGTGAGAATATGATCATTCATAATATTTTTCCAGAGAAATATTCTGTTGAGAAATATGAAGAACTTAATTTATATATTGAGAAATTGGCTAAAGAAGTTCAATCAGCAGTTGTTGTTCAACTGGACACTCCTGAAAAAGTTATTCATAAGGTAACTTACGAGCCTGTTGATCGTATGACCAAGATGGAGTTTCTTCAGGTTACTGAAAACCATATTGACCCTCGAGAAGTCGATAAGGTCGCTGAGTCTATGATGCGCGATCCTATTGCAGCAGTTCGAAAAGTTGAACCTTGTACAATCATTGAATATCCAGATGGCAGAGAAATGCGTTTGGATGGCACAACAACTGTGCATGCTGTTGAACAATGTCAAATTTGGCCAACAGTTCCTGTGGTTCGATTCAAATCGAGCGTGTTCAATGATAGTAATTATCTAATGAGAAATTACGCTTCAGCTCGAAACATTCCTGAAAAATATAACAAAGCTCAGGATCCAAAGAAAGAGTTACCAACTCATATCCATATTTTTCATATGGATCATAAAGAACTATTTGAAGAATCATTTGAAGATTTTTGTGAATGCTTCAAAGCTCTTTATTATAGAAAGTTTAGTGCAAAGGCTTTGGCTCAAAATCTTAAGGCGTATAAAGAAAAGTACGAAGAAGATGAAATCAAGGGTGATAACTGGGTAAATTATGCAGCTAACAAGTTGATTGATAAGTTCTCTCATCAGGTTAAAATGCGATTCCCTAAATCAGAAGTTAGTAAATCTTCTTTCTCTAGCCTTCATCGAGATGCAATCTCTAATCCAGCTAACTATTTCGGTAGTACTGGAGCTTCGCAAGGAAAAAATGCTGAAGTTATTCTTGCATACCATACACAAACTAAAACTGAAAACAGAGAAAGTGAAATTTTTGAAATGGTAAAAAACAATTTCGCTTTCTATAATTTCTTTCCTGATAAGTCTAAAGCTATTAATGGATATGTTCCATTTGTTGGTAAACATAATGGCTATAAAGTTTTTATCGTTTCTTTGCCAGCTCGTTATGATACTACAAGAAAGGGTAATATGATAAAGAACATTGTCAATATGCTGTTTGATGAACAACAAATTGCAGCGTAAGCAAGACTTCATAAACTGGTATCGCTGGTCGCTTTCCATCAAGGATTGTGATCCAGCGATATTCATGACCAATTACTTGTTTCGTAGGTTCGAGCATAACAGAGAACAAAAACTCTGGATATCTTGGATCTACGGGACAACGTATTATCTTCCGACAACATGGGTGGTTTGGAATGAGTTTCCTGACATGGAACTTGTCGGGGTCGAGCGACTCCGCGAGTGGAACAATAACAATTACAAGCGGCTCAGGTATCAAACCGATACCAAGTGGAACAAAGGTCATCTACCAGCCCAGTTTGAAAGTTACAAACATTGGGTCGGAGATAGATCTCAACGTGAAGCTTTTGCGCCGTTCCTTGTCGGTTCGCCGACAGAAAACTTCGAACGTCTCTGGCCAGAAGTAAAAACCAAGTTCCACAAATTTGGTCGCTACTCAACTTGGTTCTATCTCCAAACACTCAAGCAGTGTTGTGATCTTCCTATTGAACCAACCAACCTGATGCTAGATGATCATGATGGTTCTCGTTCTCATCGTAATGGACTGTTGTTAGCACTTGGTCTTGATGATTGGTATGATCAAAAACTCACAGACATACAATTGAATCATATTGATGGTCAAGCGTATTATATTCTCCAAGAAGTAAAACAAAAATTTCCTAACACTGATTACTTTGATATGGAAACCTGCTTGTGTTCATTCAAGAAATTGTTCCGTAAATCGAAAGGCAGATATCTTGGATACTACCTCGATCGTCAAGCTGAAGAGATTGCCAAGTGTGAAAGTGATAGTTGGGTTGGTATTGACTGGCAACCAATGTGGGATGCTAGAAAAGAAACTCTCAATAATAAACTGTTGACTAATAAGATAGAAAATAGTAAAATGGAATTGTACATGAATGAAAATGTATTAGATGCTACAGGGTTATTTGAGAATAAAAAAATTGGTCTTGAGGAGTTTTTTTAATGAGAATTATTGCTATTGGTGGTAATCCAGGCAGCGGTAAATCAACGCTGATGAAACGAATACTTGAACATTATAGTGTTGAACCAAAGTACAATCAATATAAATTAGTTCCTTATCTGCAAAAAAATAACATTTACATTCTTGGCAAATATGAAGAAGGTGAAGTGTTTTCTGGTACTGATAGAATGAGCATGGCAGTTCAACCAGAAGCAATAAAATTCCTTGCTTCTTTACCAAAAGAGAGTAAAATATTATTTGAAGGTGATCGTTTATTTACCTCGTCATTCTTAGAACACTGTCTTGAAAATTATGAGTTACAAATCTTTCATTTAAAGACCAATGAATCCGTTCGTGAAGAAAGATACAAGCTACGTGGTAGTAATCAAGACAAAACTTGGTTACAGGGCAGAGAAAGTAAGATCAACAATATTCTTACAAACATGATGTTGATGTTCAATATTAAAAGTATTGACAATAATACCTATGAAGAGCAAAACAAAATATACAATGAAATTTTGGAGGCTATAAATGGAAAATAATATGACGGGGTCAACAATTATTAGTGCAAACTTTCCAAACTATGGTAGTATCACTGATAAATTACAAGAATCAGAAACTCCTACTGTTCTAATCACACAGGGAGCGCATTCTCAAAATATTGATTATAAATATGCTGAAGATCAGATTATTGCTGACTTCAAAGCCTATATAGATAAGACTTACAGTGAACACTATAAGACTGAAGAGCAGAGTATAGAATGTTTTGATGCGTGGATTGCTCTTGGTGATTCAACACCTACATTTCGAAACACATCTCTCAAATATCTTTGGCGATACGGTAAGAAAAATGGCAGCAATAAAGCTGACTTGCTAAAAGCATTACATTACACATTAATGTGTTTGTATGTGGATCATTATAAGGATGGTAAATAATGGAAATTAAAATTAATATTGAAGAATTGAAGAAAAGAAAGCTTTTTGTTGCCACACCAATGTATGGTGGACAATGTACTGGTATGTTCGCCAAGTCTTGTGCTGACCTATCTGCTATTTGCACTCAGTATGGAATTCCTCTTCAGTTTTACTTTTTGTTTAATGAATCTTTGATTACTCGTGCAAGAAATTATTGCGCCGATGAGTTTATGCGTTCTGAATCAGGTCATTTAATGTTTATTGACTCAGATATTGGTTTCGATCCAAAAGATGTTATTGCTTTGATGGCGCTTCAGGCAAATGAACCAGAAAAGTATGACATTATTGGTGGTCCATATCCCAAGAAGTGCATTAGCTGGGAAAAAATTAAGTTGGCAGTTGATAAGGGTATTGCTGACGAAGATCCGAATGTACTTGAGAAGTTTGTTGGTGATTATGTGTTTAATCCGAAGGGCGGAACTCAGACCATTCAAATTAGTGAACCTTGTGAAGTTCTTGAAATTGGAACTGGGTTTATGATGGTTACTAAGGAAGCTATGACTAAATTTAAAGATAAGTATCCTCAATATCATTATAAACCAGATCATGTTCGTACTGCTGCATTCGACGGTTCCCGTGAAATTTTGATGTACTTCCAAGCAGAAGTAGATCCTGTTTCTAAGCGTTATCTTTCAGAAGATTATTGGTTCTGTCAAAAGGCACAAGAAGCAGAGTTGCGTACATGGTTCTGCCCTTGGATGAAGTTACAACATGTTGGTAGCTATATCTTTGGTGGATCGTTGGCTGACCTAGCATCTATTGGTGCATCTGCAACTGCAGATCCAGGTCAACTTGGTAAGCGTAAGTGATTGAATATAATTTAACAATTATGGAGTATTATTATGAAACTTGAAGCAAAAACTTTGAATGTACTGAAAAACTTTTCCACAATCAATCCTTCTATCCTTTTCAAGGAAGGAAATGTCGTTAGTACAATCTCCCCAACAAAGACAGTTCTCGCAAAGGCAAAGGTAGATACAAACTTTACAAAGCGTTTCGCTATCTATGATCTTTCTAGGTTCCTTGGTTCAATGTCACTTATTAACGAACCTGATTTAGATTTCAATGATAACTTTGTAAAAATTGTTGGATCAAATGGATCAAGCCTCAATTATACATATGCAAGCGAAGCAACTATTAAAACACCTCCAGAGAAAGAACTAACCTTACCTTCAGTTGATGTTTCTTTAACTATTAGTGATCAAATTCTCAAGGAAATTATTAGAGCCTGTAGTACTCTTGGAATGCCAGAAATTTCAATCGTTGGTGATGGTACCAATGTTTCTATTCAGGCTGGTAATAGTAAAGAATCAACTGGTGATGTTTTTAACATTAATTTTGGTTCAACAGATAAGACATTTCTAGTTATCTTTAAGCTTGAAAATGTTATTAAGATTATGAGTGATAACTACGATATTAAGATTAGTTCTAAGGGTATTTCCCATTGGGCTGGACGAGAAATAGAATATTGGGTTGCATTTGAAAAGGGTTCAACTTTTTAAGTTGACTTTTTATTGGGGAGAGGTTATACTAAACCTCTCCCCACTTTTATATTATGGAGATTATGATGAATGAAGAATTTCTTTGGGTTGAGAAGTATCGCCCAAAAACTATTGAAGACGCTATTCTTCCAACCGATCTAAAAACAACATTTCAACAGTTTGTTGATAACAAAAACATTCCCAATTTAATTCTGTCTGGTACTGCTGGTGTTGGTAAAACAACAGTTGCTCGTGCTATGCTTGAACAACTTGAATGTGATTATATCGTAATTAATGGATCTATGAATGGAAACATCGACACCCTCAGAAATGAAATCCTCAATTTCGCATCCTCAGTATCTTTTACTGGAGGGCGAAAATATGTCATTCTCGACGAAGCAGATTACCTCAACGCCAATTCTACGCAGCCAGCCCTACGAAATTTCATGGAAGAATTTTCAGGAAACTGCGGCTTTATACTTACCTGTAACTTCAAAAACAGAATCATTGAGCCTCTTCACTCTCGGTGCTCCGTTATTGAATTTAAAATTTCCAAGAAGGATATGGCTCGACTGGCAGGTCAATTTTTCAAGCGTACGCAAGGAATTTTAGAAGCCGAAGGTGTTACCTATGATAAGGCAGTAGTTGCTGAGATCATTCAGAAGTATTTCCCAGATTGGCGTCGTGTTCTTAACGAGCTTCAGCGTTATTCGGCGACTGGTTCTATTGACTCTGGTATATTATCTAATATGCAGGAAACTTCAATCAAGGAACTATTAGCCTTGATGAAGGATAAGAACTTCACAGAAGTTCGTAAGTGGATTAAGAATAATATCGATACTGATGTTAATGTTCTTTATAATCAGTTCTATGAAACCATTGGTGAATTTTGTTCAAGGAAAAGTCTTCCGGATTTAGTCATTCTTATCGCTAGGTATCAATATCAAAATGCATTCTCGGCAAATCCTGAGATTAACTTTGCTGCGTTTGTTGTTGAAGTAATGTTGTCGATTGAATTGATATGAATTTTTTAGATGTAACTCTAAATGCAAGAGAAGAGGTAAAAGAAGAGGTAATCAAAAAGCCAGTTTATGACTGGCGATATGAGAACAACATCAATAGCGAAACAACGCTAATTGACCTAGATCTTCCTCTTGAATTCAAATATAATCAATGGAGAACTAATCTTAGCTTATCTAATCATACAGATACTATAGCAGCCGCAAATGAGATGAATAAACATTATCATCTTTCTGATAAGCTTCATTATCATTTTCTTTTCTATAGAGTTCGCAAACAAAAGCGATATGGAAAGAAAAAAACCGATGAAGATAAGAAGCGGGAGAAGGAAGCTGAGAAGGAACAAGATTTAATCGCCTTAATTTCTAGTCATTATAAATATAATTCGAATAGAGCTAAAGAAGCTCTTTCTATCCTCACAAAGGAACAGATCGATATTATTAAAAAAAGACAAGAAAAAGGTGGATAATAATGACTATAGTAGATTCGCTAATTGAGGTGAAAATTGCTGAAGAGGAAGACTTCTTAAAAATTAAGGAAACTCTTACTCGTATCGGTGTTGCATCTCGTAAAGATAAGAAACTTTATCAGTCTTGCCATATTTTGCATAAACAAGGTAAGTATTATATTGTTCACTTCAAAGAGCTTTTTGCTTTAGATGGAAAACCTTCTGATTTTACTGGCGAAGACAAAGGTCGTCGTAATACAATCATTCAGTTATTGGAAGATTGGAACTTATTAAAAGTGGTTGAGAATGAGAGAATAAAAGAACCAAAAGCTCCTATGAGTCAGGTTAAAATTATCCCCCATAAAGATAAAGATAGTTGGACCTTAGAAGCGAAGTATAATATCGGGCGCAAGAAAAAATAACAGTGTGGTGTTTTCGTTATGTTTAAAATTTTCAAATCCAAAATATCGACTCCTTCAGATAAAAAAATAGATGAAATAGCTAACATACTTTTTCCACCCTATGAAGTAAACATTGATAAGGATGGTACGAAGTATCAGATAGACTATTCAGCTGATATGAATTTAGATTCTGCTTTGTCTGATCTAGAAGATGGCTACAATGATCAAACAGTAAGAAATACAATTAAAGATATTTCGAATAGACTTTACAAGATAAGACAAATTATGGAAGTTTATAGAGATATCGAAAAAGGAACATCATATATGATTGTCGATACTCGGGAGAATAAAGAAATTGAAGAAATTCAGGCAAAAGATCGAGAATATTGATAAGTTCATCGAGTCTCTCGAAAAAATGATCGACGCACGTGATGATATGTGGGAGGAAGAGAAGTATTCCAACCATAGACAAATGTGGAAAATCAAAGAAGAGCGATACCTTCCCGCTAAAGCCAAGCTTCGAGAAGCTCTCCATGACTTCATCGCCGAGGTAATCGAGGAAGAAGATTCCTAAGTCCTTGATTCCACTATAAAAAAAATCCTTGACTAATTTCTAGTTTCGGGGTAGAATGTATTATAGGTTGATGAAAGAGGAGCTAAAAAATGGTTTTACACGAAATTTTCGCCGACTTCAAAAAAATCCCCACTATTGAGGGAAAAATCGCTTTTCTCAAGTCATTACAATCACTTAACCTTTCTTACGACATTAATTACGAAAATCTAATAAAAGCTTGGGAAAAACGAGTTGAAAAACAATAACTTATTAGTAAGTCGTTGTTTATAAAGCGAAAAGAAATTCCTTGACTAATTTCTATTTTCGCGGTACAATATAATATATGTTGATGAAGGAGAAAAAAATGAGCCGTTTACCCCAGTCGCCCGTTGAAGCTTTACTTTTGGTTGCTAAAACTCAGTTCCGTCCTTTTGATGAAGGTGATTGGATGAGTTTTTCTGGTTGTGAGTCGGAAAACCCTTTTATTGGTGAAGTTGATGATATTGCTGTTGTGCTTGACGGTGATGTTATTTTCTTTCAACTTTATGGTGACGAATTCGCTGACGGTGAGCCTGAGTGGGCTACTTTTAAGCTTAACTTTGAGGGAGCGTATTGAATTTTAGTGCTTGACTTATTTCTAAAACTACGGTACAATTGATTATAAGTTGATGAGGAGAATAATATGCCCCGTGGTGTTCCTAAGTCTGGTTTTCGTTCTTCGAAAAAGTCTTCTGTTGAACGTATTACTAACATCAAAGTTTCTTACCCAATTGTCTCTAAAGAAACCGAGGAAGAGATCGATCAGCGCATTGCCGAACGATTCGAAATTCTTGATGTGTTGACCGAAGCTTGTACGGTTGGTAATGCTCGTGCGCTTATCGTTTCTGGTCCTGCTGGTCTTGGAAAGTCTTACACCGTTGAGAAACGTCTTAACCAATGGGACCCGAACGAAGTCAACCACACGATTATCAAAGGTTACGTTCGTGCGACTGGGCTTGTTAAATTGTTGTATCAATATCGCGAAGAAAACCAAGTTATCGTTTTCGATGACGCCGACGCTATTTTCTTCGACGATATTTCGCTCGGCTTGCTGAAAGCTGTTTGTGATACAACTGAACGCCGAGTTGTTTCTTGGCTTTCTGAAGGTAAGTTGATTGATGATGAAACTGCTGCGATTATCCCTCGCTCGTTCGAGTTCAAGGGAACAATCATTTTCATCAGCAATTATGACTTTGACGCGATGATCGATCGTGGTCATAAACTGGCACCGCATCTTGAAGCTCTTGTTTCGCGAAGCCATTATATTGATCTTGCGATGAAAACCCGCCGAGACTATCTTGTTCGCATTCGTCAAGTCATTAAGCAAGGTTTGCTCGGCGATCTTTCTCTTGCCGAACGTAGTGATGTTATCATGTTTATCGAACAGAACTCTGAAAAGCTCCGCGAACTTTCTCTTCGCATGGCTATCAAGCTCGGTTCCTTGCGTAAACAAGGTAACGATTGGCAACGTATCGCCAAGATTACTTGCTGTAAGAACTAAGGGAGAATACCATAATGTCTATGCATCTTTGCCCTGCATTTGTTACTACAACAAATTTTTCTAAGAAGAAGTCTAAGGTTAACGGTAAGAAGAAGTTACAACTTCTTGCCCACCAACAATGGGTTGACTCTATGACAAAGGGTATGAAGAAAGATAAAAAAGTACTTGACAAATTATGGGAAACAGAGCATACTAATAGTATGGTTGTTGATCAGTCTGAATATGTTAGTTACGGTATCGGAACTGGTATAGGTAAGAAGGTCGAACCAAAACAGTATACTGGTGAGCGAAAGCTTCTTGGTATTGCGACGATGCACAAATCTAATATGGTTCCTGTGTTCGCCGATAATAAACAAGTAGCCATCGACATAGCGAATATGCGGAGAGGTTAATATGGAATATGTTTCTATTCAAGCACAGATTAGTGGTTTGTGGAGAACGTATAACAATGTTTTTAACAACTCTCAGCGTATCCTTGCGGCAATGAAGGAACTACAATCACAGTTCCCTACGTGCAGGGTAAGAGCCATTGATTTTAATGGCAAACTGGTTGATATTCTTTAAAGAAATATTGACTATCTTTATAATTGAACTCTAAATGGAGAAGAGTGAATGTCTAAGACTATTAAGGTATTAAATGCGTTCAAGAATGGCGAACAACTTACTGCTCGTCAAATTACGTCTCGTTTTAATGTGGCAAACCCATACGATATTATCTACAATCTTCGTCATGATGGTTACGCTATTTATTTGAATGAGCATACAAATTCTAAGGGCGAAGTTACTCAGAAGTATCGTCTAGGTGCACCAACTCGTGCAATTATCGCTGCTGGTATTGCTTCTCTTGGATCTGAATCAGTTGGTCCGAATGCACGTAAGATGGCTTTTGCTTAATAAATAAGAAAGCAGACCCACCAGAGCTCTATGCTCTGTTTCTGCCTCCGTTATAGACGAAACATGGGATGGGCTGTCTATACGAGGTTTGCTAGTTTTCCTTACTCAAAAACTAGCAGTAATATAATAATATACGCTGTTTGAAATCGTTGGAAACTTGTTGAAACGACTTCGGTTGTTTCTTCATGGGTGCATCAGAGCGTGGATGATCGTAAAGTTCGCTAGGCTTCCCAGAATCGGTAATCAGCTGTAATAACGAGTGGTATTGGAAGTTAGATAGCTGGTGTATCCTTGAAGAAACAATAACAGGGAGTAGCTCAATTTGGTAGAGCGTTGCGTTTGGGACGCAAAGGTTGCTGGTTCAATTCCAGTTTCCCTGACCAATTTTCCGCTAACTCGATGCGTCGATTAGCCCTTCCAGCTTTAGAGCTGGAACTTATTACGGAAGTGTGGCAGAGTCTGGCTTATTGCACTTGTCCTGAAAACAAGCGTACGTTAGTAGCGTACCGTGGGTTCAAATCCTACCACTTCCGCCAATAAATATCGTATGTCGCATAAGTGTTACGGTAGCACGGGTGTCTCCAAAACTCCAAGCGTGGGTTCGACTCCTACATGCGGCGCCATCAACTGGAGAAACATAGATGAAGATTGCTTTAGTAGTATTAGTCGGTGCTCTTGCTCTTACAGGATGCACAGAAAGAGATAGTCAGTTACTGGCTGCTGGAGCAGTTGGAGCTGTTGCTGGTACAATCATTGGCTCTGAATTGAGCCGACCACAAGAACCATTTTATGTAAGACAACCACAACCACGTTATATTGTTCAGCAACGTCCATATTTTGTTCAGCAGCGTTATGTTCCAGTACCACCACCACGCTACCAACGTAGTTGTTTCTCTACATGGGATAACATTCGTGGTCGCTACGTAGAACGTATTGTTTGTAGATAAAGTTTATTGGAGAGTGGCGCAGCGGTAGCGCAGGTGACTGTTAATCACTTGGTCGCAGGTTCGATCCCTGCCTCTCCAGCCAAAATTGCGGCAGTAACTCAGTGGTAGAGTCACAGTCTTCCAAACTGTTGGTCGCGGGTTCGATTCCCGCTTGCCGCTCCAAGTATAAGCCCAGTTAGCACAGTGGTAGTTGCGCTGCTTTTACACAGCAGATGTCGGGAGTTCAAATCTCTCACTGGGCACCATTATTTACAGGAGATGAGAACCTGTAAATCGCCAATGATCAAGTTAGTTCGTTACTAAGCATTGGGTATAGTTATTGGACGACTGG